GATTGCAACCACCGCCTGGAGCAGAGGCTGGGCGTGGGGTGAATATACTGACAACGAGACAATTGTATGGCTAACAAAAGAACTAAAGGACGGGACGTTCAAGCTGCCCCTGTAGAAGGAGACTGGCTTACACAACTTGCGGAGAATCTGGAGCTACAGCCGGCACCTCCAGGGTGGTACACGTTGAGCCAAATCGCTCAACATCTGAAAATTGGGAGGACTGCCACAAAAAGAATCCTTCTTGAAAAGAAGGCTGTGCGGCAGAAGTTCTACCATAAAACTCAAGACGGCAGAATTGTTCCCACCGCACACTACAAAATATGACGCCCGAGGAAAAGGAACGCCAAGCCATTATTCAACGCGCAAAGGACATTCTCTCTGAACACTTTGAGTGTGGCGAGATCCTTGTCCAGGCGCAGGATGAGAACGATAGCGACAACACGAATCGCTACGAGAGCGGCTGGGGCAACCGATTTGCTAGGGACATGCACATTCACCTTATGAACAAGGAACGTGTGCTGGAACACTCATGGAGCGAAGAGTGTGGGGATGAGGAGGATGACGAGGACGATGAGGACGACGACAAAATAAAATCAAAAAAGTAGTTGCGCTCACACAAGCAACGTGTAGCTTGCACGGCATTCAGCAGATGGTCTGCTGATGAAACCTTACAAAAATGAAAGTAGCAACAATTGCAGATCTAGCGAACTTGGCCGATGGCAGCGTCATTGGCGAGATGCGAGTCACAATCAAGACGGTGTACCCACCCCGCACTGGGCAGGGAAAATTCGGTGAATGGCGCGTACAGAATTGCGTCATTCAGGACGCAACTGGTGAGGCGAAGGCCAGCTTCTGGATTCCCGACGAGATGAACGATCTCAAGGGTCAGATGGTGACCCTGAAGTCACAGCCCGGCAAGAAGGGGCTTGATGGCCTCTCGGTCAAGACCAGCACGCACAGTGGCGAGAACGAACTCAAGGTGACGGACAAGGCCGCCATCATCGATGACGCCGGCGCAGCAGTTACAGCAGCAGGTCCACGCAAGCCGGTGCAGGCCTCGTCGCCGATCTCATTGACGGTGGCTGACGCCAAGCGTGCGCTCTTCCAAGCGGCACAGCTCATGGCTGAGGCTATCAAGGCTGCTGAGTGGGTTGGCTCACAGGCGCAGGTTACGCCCGAACAGTTGCAGGCGATTGCCACGTCACTATTCATCTCCGCAGACCGTGCGGGGTTTGCCAAAGCATTCCCCTCGGCGCAGACTAAGCCAGCGGCAAAAAAGGAAGAAGCCCCTGAACTTGAGGAGGACGATCTCAAATGGTAAAGGCTAAAGATATTGCTGCGATGGCAAACGTCACACTTCAGACTGTCCTGAAGTGGGCGCGTGAGAACAAGATCCCGCATCACCGTATCAGCGCACGCTGCCTACGGTTTAGCATCGAAGAAGTCAATCACTGGCTGCAACAAAAGCGCGATGCCAATAAACTCAAGAGCCAAGGGGTGTAGAGGCGAACGCCTTTGGCGCGACGAACTCCGGGCTGCTGGCTTTACCGCAAGGCGCGGCCAGCAGTTTGCCGGAGGCGGCGACAGCCCGGATGTGATCTGCGAGGAGCTGCGCGGACTCCACCAAGAGGTGAAGTTTGTGGAGAACCTCAACCTCATCAAGGCCACCGAGCAGGCAGAACGTGACGGCGCTGGCAAGCCGTGGATCGTTGCTCACAAGAAGAACCGCACCCCCTGGCTAGTGACGATGAACGCTGAGTTGTTCTTCCGGCTGCTTAGGGATGGGATGGACGGCCTGAAATAATTCTGCACCAATGCAGGGGCGCGACTGCACAACGCGCACATATTACAAAATGATAAACGAAGAATTACAAACAATAGAATTTGAGGCAAAGGATGGCGTGTACTGCATCGAGGATGATCGTATACAGGCTTTGATTGAGGGATACTCAAACAAGCTGGATCTGAAATATGAACTTCTTAAGGCATCGGCTTGGTTGCGTAAGAATCGCAGCAGACAACGGGAGAAGAAATTAGTGTTTCGTTTTCTGATCTGCTGGTTGATGAGGTCATTGAAATATCAAAAACATGAACATAAGCATTAACATCACCTACACATCCGGGACTAAAGTCGAACTGGTCGTCCCTCTTGAGGAACCGGCACAGATCGTTAGTCAGCTAGACTCGCAGCCAGAGTCACCTGTGACACCTGTGCAACCCGCGCAGGACTTGGCAGACGCGATGGTAGGACTGCCTGTGCTCACGGACGAGGAGCGCGAATTACTCAAGCCATCCGGCAGACGGTACACGTCCGTGCAAGACATGGTCGATGAGCTTAAGCAAGACCCCGAGTCAGGCAGGACGATGAGCCTGTACGACATCACCTACGTCACTCAAGACGGCAAAGAGTGGAAGGTGCCACCGGGCTTGATGAAGGACTTGATCATCATCTACGGCGAGAAGACCGTCGAACAAGAGCTATGGAAGGCCCACGCCTGGCTCGAGGCTGACCCTGCGCGGCGCAAGACACAACGCGGCATGGGGCGCTACCTTAACGGTTGGCTCTCCCGTGCATCGTCGATGGTGCGTACACCGATCAAGACCCTCCTTAAACGCGACTCTTTACTGACTACAAATGGAACCCAAGAAAGCTGGTAGGCGCAGGCCGGTAGAGTTGCCACCTGACACAGTGGTGCCGACTGCGACCGAGGCGGAGCGTGGCATAGCGTCGATTGCGCTGAACCATCCTGAGGTGTTCCTTCACCACATTAGCGAGAAGAACTTCAAGGTGGCAGACATCTTTGAGCCGCTTAGTCACCGAGTGTGCGAGATTATCCTACAGCAGCAGAGCCGCAACGCTTCGTCAGAAATCCGTGTGGTTTTCGAGAAGGTCCGCGAGACGCTACCGACCACCCAGTTCCACGAACTGAGCGAACTCTACACGCTCATGCCCATTGCCGGCGCGATTGGTGAGCTTATCGAGATCGTCAAGTCCACGGCGAAACGGCGCACCTTGCAGCATGTGGCGCATGAGGTGCTCATGGCGATTGGCGACTCAACCGTGCAGACGCCGGAACTGCTCAGTGATGTCGTGATGAAGGTGGAGAGCCTGTCCCGTGAGCTTGCACCGCCAAAGGTCATGGACACAAAGGCGCTCCTGCTCAATGCGCTCAACCGTTATGAGACAGGTGACGACGAGTCGATGCGGATAAAGACTGGCTACTCTGCTATCGACAATATCTGCCCAATCAGATACGGAGACTTCGTCGTCATCGGTGGTGAAACAAAGAGCGGCAAGACGATGCTCGCACTCAACATAATTGCAAACTTAATAAATGAAACTAATTAACCTTACTCCTCACGACATAGCCATCACCGGCTACGGCATCGTGGAACCCAGCGGACAATCCGTCAAAGTGCATAGTCACCTGTCCAAAGTGGCAGACGCCGACGGTGTACCGATCATGTGCTGCAAGGAATCAAAAGTGTCGAACCTGCCTGACCCTATGGACGGGATCCTGTACATCGTCCCGGCATACGTCAGAACAGCATTGCCACAGCGCACAGATTTGGCTAGTCCAACAAAACTCATCCGCGACGGAGCCGGCAGAATCGTTGGCTGCGGGGCGCTTGAAATTAACCCATAACAAACATGAAAACAGAACTATTACAAAACCTTGAAATGACAACATACCGTGCGATGCACGGCCTAAGTAAACACAGCCTCGACGCATTTGCCGTGTGTCCGTCGTACTACAAGTGGAAGGAGAGCCAGGAGTGGAAGCCTAGCCGCGAGATGGAACTTGGCACACTCGTCCACAGCCTCGCATTAGAGGGCCGCTGCGACTACGCTATTGCTCCAGCGTGCGATCGGCGCACGAAGGAGGGCAAGCTCATCTGGGAGAACTTCTGCCAGGCGAACATCGGCAAGGTCATCCTCAACGAGGACGAAGGGGCGCGTGTGGAAGGCGCGTGTGCAGCCGTGGAGCCGCTACTTGAGATGGTGACAGCAGCGAAGGTGATCGAGGCGTCCATGTTCTGGGAGCGTGACGGCGTGCAGTGCAAGGGGCGCCCCGACATGATCACGGAAATTAAAGGTCGTCCGGCGATTGTGGATCTTAAAACCACCAGCGACTGGTCTAAGTTCGACCACAAGTTCTTCGGCTTTGGCTACGACAAGCAGGCTGCTTGGTACACCTACGGGCTGGAGCAGATCACCGGCCAAGAGGACATCGACTTCTACTTCCTCGTCGTCGATATGCAAGCGCCCCATCTCTCGCAGTGGGTGAAGGCGTCGAGCGAACTCATCGACATCGCTAACCAGCAGCTCGACGTGACCTTGTCGCAGTACAAGTTGTGCCTTGATCAAGACGTATGGCCCGGTCCACCAACGATGCGCGTGATGCTGCCAAGAAGATGGGAGGAAGCATGAGCGACGAACTAATTGACGCAACATTGCGGGATCAGATTTACAGAATGGAGTTTTTAATGACTGACGGGTGCACTCGTTGTCCAAAAGACATTCTTGATCTTGCCATCAACAGGTATGGAGAAGAGACCGTCTACAAAGAGATGCTGAAGGCAAAAAAGTGGTTGCTTTCACATGCAGCAAGACACAAGAAGCGTAGAGTTTCTGGAATTGGATTGTTTTTGCTAAACTGGTTTGAAAGTGCCGCCTTCTTTCGTTTGCGCGACGCAGAACAAAAGAAAAACTCATACAACAGATGGGAGGACTAATATGAGCGACGACGAGATTAATGCGGCCATGGCTGACGCTATGGGCTGGCGCAAGGAAGACGGCGTCTATGTGTGGACGGCCAACGGGATCGCCTGCACCTGCGATGAATTGTGGGATTGGGCGAATGATCTCAACGCTATGCATCTGGCCGAGAAGTCGCTGAACATGCAGCAGTGGAGGATCTACTTGATGCATCTAGCCACTTTCATGCAAGACATCTGCCATGCCACCGCAAAAGAAAAGGCGAAGGCGTATCTGAAAGCACTCGGCAAATGGAAGGAGGCGCAACCATGAGCGACTGGGTACTCATCCGCCGCACTAACGTGCTGCAAAACGTGGAGCTACCACGGCCAAAGAAGACGCAGGACATTATCTGTGTTGGCCCGAAGGACGCACTTGGTTCGAAGATGGAGGCGCTTATGCTGCTGCCGGAGAATCAATCGACGGATCTTATCGAGGTGCGCTATGTGCTTGAGCCGTATACTGGCCAGCACTCGCACACTTCGGCACGGCCTGGGAATGGAACGCGATGAACAAAGGGATACTCGTCATCTCGCTTGAGATGCCAGCGAACCAGATCATTGACCGACTCGTCGCCCGGCTTGGCAGCGTCAGCCTGCGTACCCTCGCTGAGGGAGCCAAGAATGAGCGTGACATCCGAGGCGTCCACAGTGCCATCCAGAAGCTCAATGCGAGCCGTTTGGTTGTGCGGGACGACCTGTACGACATCGCCAACATATGCGCCACAGCACGGGCAATGGCGAAGTCCCCGGATGGCCTCGGCGTATTGTTCGTAGACTACATCCAGTTGGTCAGGTGCGATTTGGGCAAGGACAGCAGCCGCGAGCGTGAAGTGGCCGAGGTTAGCCGTAGTTTGCGACTGCTTGGCATCGAATTAGGTTGCTTAGTCATCTCGATTACGCAACTAAATGAGCAGGGCAAAGCTCGCGAAAGCCGCGCAATCGGACAAGATGCTACAGCCGTGATGGTTGTGAAGCTCTCCGATGAGGCGGAGTTCCGCGAGATTAGCATCCCAATCCAACGCAACGGGCCGTGCGGCGTCAGTGCAAATCTGCGCTTTCACGGGAAAACCGCGACATTCCACAATGAATAAAGTAAAACACTACCAGTCATATATGAAGCTTGAACCTGACAACTCTAACAAAGCCGTCCCGTATCTGTGGGGCTTTGCCACTCTTGCCGTCTTTGACGGACTCGCCATCGCGTACTTCGCTGAAGAGCTATGGGAGGCTATTGTATTGCTCATCCTATTTTGGGCCAGCGCAGCATTTGCGGTATCGGCAATGCAAGAATGGAGGGGCAAATGACTGACGAACAAATTAACGAGCGGATCACCGAAGTAACAGGCTTATGGGATCACCCATATAGTTCTGATACACGGCGAATGATGGACTTTTGTAGCGACCTCAACGCAATGCATGAGGCGGAGATGAGGCTAACTAAAGAACAGGTTCGGGAATATCAAACCTACATGTACGACATGGCGTGCGAAATTGACAACACATGCGGCAGATGGATGCCATATAGTGCAACAGCTCGCCAACGGGCAGAGGCGTTCCTTCGGACATTAGACAAATGGGAGGAGAGCAAATGATCAGCACAGGTTACCCTGGTGATAGCGACCCGCTTGCAGAGCTGCCCACATGCCCCGAGTGCGGCATCTGGCTTACGCAAGACTTGTTCGACGATTGGATCTGCGAAGACTGCGACGCAAAGAAAAATGAAGAACCCACCTAAAATTCAGGTTGCTATTGCTATCTTGAGCATCATAGCTTTGGTCCTGAGCTTTATCCTCGACAGAGAATGAGTGCTCAACTAATCGACAACCTCATGGAGAAGATCCATGTACTAACAACAGAAAACAACAGACTAAAATATGAGAATACGAAACAGGCAGAGACAATCGAACGGCTGGGTGGCACGCTTACGCAGGGTGGACCCACGGGAGTGGCGCAACAGAATCATGGAGTTGCCAGTGAGGCTCCAGGTGTTTGTGGCGCAGATCGTGTGGTGGGATTACTTCGCAGACAAGACGGTGCCGAACCGTTGGCCTGACCTCGACCTATGGCTCTGTGCACATCCCTGCACTTTCCGCAAAGAAATGTGGCCTCCGACTGAGGAAATGGTTGATGCGCTGATCAGCATCGGGTACGAAGAGAGAACGGCCCTCCGCCGCATGAACGTAAATCAAAATACAAAATGGAAGAAGTACAACTAAGACAGTATCAAGAGGCGCACAACAAGCAGGCTGAGACTATCACCCAGCTTCGCAACCAACTCAGGCAGTACAAACACTTCTGCCTGCAAGCCGCTGAAGTCATCGAGGCGCTTAAGCACCGGGTGCTGCGAACCAATGACAACGACAGTGCATTCCCGAACGACCGCACGATCCTGCTCGATGCGGATCTGGTGCTCAGTGAGTGCTATAGGATGAACTTGAAGGAGGGAAGATGACTAAAGAACAAATTAACTCGATAATAAAAGAATTTACTGGGATTGATGAAGATTTTTCATTGATTCGCGAGGCACAAGATAAGGCGCACGTAATTATGGCATCCAAAACTTGTGGAGAAAATGCTACTGCCGAACAGCGAGCTATGTGGGATGAGTATGGGTATCATCTATTTAAGGATGGGATTAAGCCAATTTGGCAGCTTTCAAATCAACAATGGGCGGAAGCATATTTGCGTGCACTAGGCAAATGGGAAGACCAATCTGGTGAGCGCACCGAAATGGAGGTGCAGAAGTGACTGACGAGCTAGTTAAGTTTGGCAGGTTTGCCTTTTATCCTGATGAGTCAGGGTCGTTTCATGGCAGACTTGAGGTTCACGCCCACGGCAAGTTGGTCAGCATCGCCGCGTGTGAGGAGATGCACCGTCGTTATACTGCATCGTACAACGCGCTTCGTACTGAGCTTAAACTTGTTAATCAAGACTTTAGCAGGATCAAGCACGCACAGGCAATTCGTGATAAGCGCATTGATGAAGTCAAAGAGCTTAAGAAACAGCTTAAGCAAAAGCACCGAGAAGAAGCTGACGTTTCATTTGAGATTAGCAGTCTGCGGGCCGAGCTATCCTGCGTCACGTTAAAGCTCCGAGCTTTGCTGGACTTAAGCGTGTCGCTTGTCATGCAGTCGCAGCCGGTGGACGACTGTGATGAAAATGATTACGACAAGGTTGTATCCGACATCTGGGATATGCACAACGCCATCACCGTTAAAGAGGAGGTGCAGAAGTGAGTAAGGCTATACTTATAGCCGTCCTTATTGTGATAGGTTACTTTGGAGCTAAATGGAAAGTCGCGTGGATACGGTCAATCACATGCCAGTGTCAGTGCCAGTGCCAAAAGGAGGTGCAGAAATGACCCCACGACAACTGTGGATACGGCGCGTCGAGACTCGTAGCGGTATTGCGCCTCTCGACTTCAAGATGGCCCGGTACATTGAGTTGCTCAACATAAGCAACATGCAAGACCTACGCTGGTCGTTCACCACACCGGGCAATGTGCGGGGCATCGGCGCTGGTACGCTGGACAAGCTGAAGGCGCTCGCCGGCATGACGGTGCCACCCAAGCGGGTGACATGGAAGCGCGAGGCGTTACGGCTGTATGCGCTGCTTGAGCAACATGGTATAGAGTACGTTAAACAAAAATGACACCAGAATACACCATTGCCGCTGAGATTCTCCTGCTTCAGGCTGAGGAGGAGATTTCAAGATTGAAATCCGAAATTCAAATTTTGAAAAAGGAGCGGGAAATTGAGGCTGATATTCAGCTTAAGATCGCGCTCAAGGCGGACAAGTACTACATGCAGCTTCAGGCTATCAAGGAGTCTGCCTTCGGTGATATCACCAGCATCACGGCAGAAGACTTGTCGTTTATGAGCGAACGAGAATGAGCGAGACACCCAAACGCAAGAAGCGCAACGCCGTATACCGCTCGCCTGAGTCGCGGGCACGGCAGCTTGCTGGGTTGAGCGGGGTTAAGATCGAGAAGCATGTGCCAGGTGTCGCGATGGAGAAGGTCAACGGTCAAGGGGCGCTTGCCGGCATCCCGCCCGAGATACAGAAAAAGGTGCTCGACCTGTTTGTGACGGGCCAGCACAGCCGGGCCATTGCGATGCAGTTGGGCATCTCGGAGCGGAGCGTGGACGAGATCAAGGTATCGGCGCTCGATATGGATAGCCAGTTTCGGAATGCGTACTTCAACACGAACCTAAAGGCGAAGCTCCAGTCCGTGATCGACGGTGCTGCACAGCGGGTCATGGAGCTTATGCCGGAGATGAGCGCGAAGGACGCTGTGCTGGCGTTAGGGATCACGTTGGACAAGTATGCTAATCTAGAGAAGAACAAGACGCCGGATGCGCTGCACCAGCACGTCCACTTGCACACCAACCAGGACATCTCTGCCGCTTTCATGGCGGCCCTTAAGCCGCCGAAAGCATCGGAGGAAGTATGCGAGTAATGCCGGCAAATGCTACAGGTTGGTTCTGGCATTGTCTTGCTAGGGAAACGGGTCGAATCGGTCATTTGTTTAGTCCAGGGGCAGAACGTGGGCCTTGGCCTTGGTTTCCTTATGCACTCGACAATGGGGCTTTTGCTGCGTGGGACATGGCAAACAACGTGTGGAACGAGGCTAATTGGGACGTAAATGCATGGCGAAGGATGCTATTCTGGGCCAGCTCCCAGCAACAGAAGCCACTGTGGGCTATTGTGCCGGATTGGATTGGTGACGGAGCAAAGACAATTGAGCGGTGGCATCAGTTTAAAGGTGAAGTTCCATTTCCAAAGGCGCTGGCCGTACAGGACGGTATGACTGTGGAAGATGCACTGGCACTTGAGCCGGATGTGATTTGCGTTGGTGGCACGACAGAGTGGAAGTGGGCGACGGTTGAGATGTGGGTGCAAGCGTTTCCGCGAGTGCATGTGTTGCGCGTGAATAGTCCGACAAAGCTGGACTGGCTAGAGTCGATTGGCGTGGAAAGCTGTGACGGCACAGGCTGGAACCGGGGTGATAAGACTCAGACGCTTGGCTTGGAGCAGTGGGCCAGGCAGAAGCCCGTGCCAACCCAAGAGCTACTTACACCGTTTACATGCAAGCAGGCTAAGGATAAGCTGCAACTGACTTTTGCGTGATGCATCCACATGATCTACATGCTGAGTATATGTTGGAACGATTGAAAACGAGTGACGCTCTTGCCAGATTGGGGTGGAAAATGGAAGACAGACTTCCAAATTGCAATGTTGAATCTGGAATTCAAATTTCAAATTCAAATTTCAAAATTGAAAATCAAATTTCAAAACTGGTTTCACGAGAGCAACCCGACCTAGCCAACGAAGTCCTGGACCTGCGCGACCTGACCGAGCGGTATTGGCGCATCATCCAAGCGCAGCACGTTCGGATCGCGCTGCTAGAGAGCGACTTGCAATGTGTGAAGATTGCGAAGCTCTAGAGGAAGAGGCGCAGTTCTATGCTGCGGAGGCGCAGAAGTGGAAAGAGATGTATGAGCTAGCGCATAGGCGTGAGGGTAGATTAGCGCGGCAGCTCGCTACGCTGCTCGAGAGCTTGCGTAGGGTGGCGCGTGAGGTGCGCGGAGTGGGAAGGAATTAGCTTGGCAATGGCAAGAAGCCCACGTTAAGGTGACGCACTCTCGCAATTGCGAAGGGGTGATTCTAACGGGTTACCCCGCTTTTTGTTTTAAATACCATTCCCAATCGGCTTCGGTTTTTTGCAGCAACTTAATAGCAGCCTGTACAACCTCTTCGACTGAAGTCTGCCCTGCTCCTGTTAAATGTCCCCCCATGACTTTCTGTTCTTGCCAAGGGAAAGGCAAAATGCCTCCATACACGCCGCGCTCGTCTAAGTTGCAATAAACCTGGAACCAGTAAGTGGGCTTCTTTAATCCTTCCTCAGGTCCGCCACGATATTCCCAAAAAACCACTGCGTTTGGGTTGTTTTCCGTTCCAATATTTTTTATGCCAGTTATTTCCGTTTTCATGCTTTTGGGAATTTAATGCTGATGTAGCAGCTCTTTCCGGTTGTCTTACGTGCAAGACTTAGCGTGATTCGTTCCGCTTGTCTAATGCTTTCAGCGTAAAACTTAAAGGTGCGACTTTTAATCGTAACTGTGTATGTTCCTGATTTCATATGTGTGTTTTGGTTTGGGTTGAGCGGATTAAAAGTTCTGGATGATTACTCCGCCGGGGAATTCGATGACTTGAGTTTGATCCTGCAACCAAGCCAGCGCATCAGCTTCTTTGTCGTCGTCGTCTTGATCGCCGTCGCCTAGGTTGGGATTCGGTTCATAGCCCTGGTCGTCTGCCGCCTGCAAAGCAGACTCGAACTCTGAGTAGTCGCAACGGATTGCTACTGCGTCAAATTCGATTTCCGTGCCAGTATCTTCCTCCAGTTGTTCAAGGTACTCAATCAGAGCACGCGCTCCGGCGTGGGACCAGTTTGCGCTTGTGTCTGCCTTAAGAAGGTTTGCGGCTTGTGAGGTTGTTGGTGTTGCTTTCATGTTTTTGTTTGTAGTGTGTTTGTTTGAAGCGTCTTTGCTCCCCTCTGGCCACCCCGTAGGATGACCAGCTCGGGAACCTAGGCGTTTTCGGTTTCCTCCAATAAGTAAGCGTCCAATACAGCAGAGCAATGGTCGCAATGGTTGCCACCTTCCCAGAGCACTTCAACGGCTGTTACTCCCCATCCGCAACGCTCCCAGCCCTTTACCATGCTTTCATGCGCAACGCTGCGCCAATTCTTGCGACAGCAATCCATGCACAAGGCGCTGCCGTCAAATGTGATAGCTGACAGAGGATAGCCCCCCGGCCATGCATAGCCCTCACGGATAGCAGTTTTAAGAAATGAGATGTTGCGGCGCTTAGATTCGGTTTTGTTCATAAGTGTGTGTTTTGTAGTGTGTTAAGTTGCTGAGTGTTACTTGCGGTTGGCTTTGCGGTAGTCGGAATGTATTGAGACTGCGAAACATGCGAGGATGAGCGTGCATCCGCCCATAAGGCAGAAGAGTGCAAGCCGCACATACGCAGCGTATTCGAGGGCATTCATGGATTCGGTGGTCATGTTGTAGTGTGGTTGAGGTTGTTTATACTGCGGGATTGGTTGCGAAAAGACGGCGAAAGAAAGGCAAAGCGTTGTATGCTGCGCACTTAGCTTCGTGCTTTGCTTTGGCTGCAGCTGCGCGTGCTGCGGATGCCTCAAGTTGTTTAAAACGAGCGACTTCCGCTTGCAAGATTGGAAGGAGCGTCTTTTTCATTGGGTTGTTATCTGTCCACTCAAGTACCTGATCGAGTTGAGCTTGAACGTCTGCTTTGCTGCGGTTGCGATGTTGGTTTGTCATACGTGAGTAAAAGTACGGCACTCCGCATAAGTACGCAATAAAAAAGAAACGATGCGCAAAGAAAAGTGATGCCTGGTGAGTGCGTGCGTCTCGGAGGATGCACGAGTGGCGCGACTGTGGGACGTGCTGCGGAGTGCGTGCGTGCGGCGGAGATAGTTCGTACACGAAGTAAATGGTGAATACCTTAGTGCGGCAGTAGGGTATGAAATGCGTTACGCCCCTTGGATTGTATACAATCACCGCGCGCGCTCCCGCGTGCTGGCTGCGCCCGCCGCGCGTCCCATCGGCACGTCCCAAGCGCGCCCGCCGAGCACCATTCCGGTGATCGCGCCGAATTGGTTTGGACGGCCCTTGCAAGCGGTTGCGGTTGAGCACCTTGCCAATAACAGGTTACAACACACGTCATATGGAATGGGGATTTTACTCTGTAAAACCGGCGACAGGGGGGGAGGGGGTCGCGACCTGGATATACGACGGCGACGACGACGCATAACCCCCCTCAGACTTTTTTTCGCCAACTGGCCCCCTTCGCGCTTGCCCGTCGCGCTCACCCTGCTCTACGCTCTTCGTGGCAGCGTGTGCACACGTTGTGCCGCTGGGTGCAATAGACGCGTTTCTGTGGGGGGACGCGTCGAGCGGGCGCCCCGGTTAGCTGGCCCGTGTTGGGCGTAAGCTTGCGCTGCCTTTCCCTTTCTTGCATGCTACACTGGGGTAGTGTACCGTCGCTAGTAATATGACCAAGTACACACTAAGCGAAAAGACGGTTAAGCAGCATCTGGGCCCCGCGTATCGGCCTACGTCATACAAGCTCGGGGAGGACTACATCGAGCGGAAGTGCTTTCGCAGCTTCAAGCGGATCTATCGGAGCGACCTGTTGGACGGCACGCTGCCCGGTGAAGTGGCCGAGTCGCCAGCGGTCGCCTGCACCGACGTTGATGCCTCACCTGTGGAGCCGGTTGTTACGGAGCCTCGTTACATACCGATACACAACGAGAGTGTGCAACAAAGGATCGTGTACTTGTACCCCAACAAGCGGTGGGTACGCACAGACGTGGAGGATATGGTGTTTGTGGGAATGAAAGGGCTCAACTTTCGGCAGGGTCAGCAAATTTGGGTTAAGAACAAGACGCTATGCATAAGATGACGCTTAAGGACAAGTTGGCGGTATATGACAAGCTTGAGAGGCTTAAGTGCAAGCTTAAGTCGCTTATGTTCGCATTAAGCGCGGGTTATGTTCTCCATATCGCGCTTAAGTGGTGCTTAAGCCTGGTGAACGCGCAAGAGATGCAGCTTAACACCTTTGAGTTGGCGATACTGTGGATTATCTGCTCTTAAGCTGAGTGCTTACTCAGTTATCAAGTTCTTACTCACTAGTGATATTCCCCTTCTCTAGTGACTTTCTCTTACTCTTGCTTCGTGTTGCCGTTCGCACTAGGCTTCGCCCAGATGCTCACTCTCGCAGCTAACGCTGCTCACCGGAGGAGATAAACAATCCGGCAAGGAGAGTTGCGAGTGAGCATAGTACCCCCAAGACTCAGCATTACTGCCTATCTTGGGGGAGTACTATACAAAAATGAGATCAACGATCCGTATAAGTGTCGTCGTTCGTTTCGCAATTACAGTCTTGAGTGATGGCTACCCGTTCGGGAAACTCTTGCCATTCTCGTAGGCGTGACTGTCAGCACTCTGCAACTTTGAGACCGAAGCAGATGTTTAATCCAGCCCAAGGGGCATGGCTGGAACCATTTAGTCGCTCGTGCGTCCGATGTTTCAGGTTTCGCAGAAGGTACACGGTCGTTATTTGACGACACAGGGAATATAGAGCATCGTAGGAAAACGTCAACACTATGAATGAAGAAAATCAGGAAATTATCGAGAAAGTTTTAGCCTACAAGCTGGAGGATCATCCGATACTGCCGGCACCCAACAAGCGGGAGCGGATGGCGATGATCCAGAACGTTGGCCCGGAGAAGGTGCTTGATCTCTTCCTCATGCGGGAGAACAAGATTAAGGCCGAACAGAACGATCCGATGCGGTATGGGCACGAACTGGCGCACTGGCCGGATGCGGATAACCTGCTAGACCGCTACAACGAGCTGGTTGTCCTTGGTGGGAACAGATGCCTGGCTGGCGAGACGGTCTTAACAGACGCAAAGACTGGCAAGAAACAGCGTATAGACGCGATTACGGAGCCTTTCTGGGTAAAGGCTATGGACGACAACGGACGTGAAGTTATTTGTCAGGCTGAAGTGCCATTTACGAAAGATCCTGCTCCTTTGTACAAGGTGGAAACAAGTTACGGAGTTTCGTTTGCTTGTTCAGCGGCACACCTGCTTCTCTGTGCTGACGGCGAATGGCGGCCACTTGGTCTATTGCCTGTTGGATCGCAGCTTTACCCTGCTCCGTCCAGTTCGGCGTTTTGCCAACCAAAGTGGCTGCAAGGTGTTCAGCGTTGGTCGAGAAAAGCTCTAGGTTTTCTGGGCGATTGTCTTGGACGTTGCCATTCTTATGGTGAACGACTTCTTCGCTGGAAAGATAGCGGCCAAGCATTTGCTCCATTACAAGGCGATGCTTTTGCACATGAGTCTTCTTGCGAAAGTACTTTCCATTGGCCTTCTGAACGCGGATCAAGTTTGACGTTAAGCAAGATGGGTGATTGGGGCAGTACTCAAGAATGTAGCCAGACTTGCCAATCCTCTCCGGGCCTTTCCAGTTTTTGTGGCCTTCTCCAGAACGTGGGCCGGTTCGCTGACACTTTATGCCGTGCTTCTTGCAGGCTTTTTGAATTAGCTTCGCTGGAATGCCAAGTTGTTCTCCTATCCATTGTTGGGTTTTTCCTTCGGCTATCCATTGGCGCATTTTCTCAACTGGGTAGATGTGCAGGGTTCTCATTGGGGGAAATAGTATTCCGCACAACCTATTTACGCAATGATATTGTTTGGGATTTTACCGTTCCAGTATATCATAACTATAGTTATGCAGGGATAAACCATCACAACTCAGGAAAAACCGAGTACGCCGCCAAGCGTATGGCCCAGGCTTTTGTGGGGACTGACCTCAACGGGAGCGCCCCTGGCTGGATCAAGGAACGGTACGCCAAACGCAACATCCGCATCTGGTGCCTGCACACAACCCACATGACCAGTGTCTCCGCCCAACAGAACGTCTTCTACAAGTACCTGCCGCCTGAGATACGCAACATCAAACGTACTAATCATACACAAATTAGTTTTAGCCAGAAGAACGGCTTTAGCGACAATACGGCGGTGTACATGGGTAACCAGATCTGGTTCCTCAACTATGCCCAGGACATTAAGGTGGTTGAGGGGGGCGAAGTGGACTATGTCTGGTGCGACGAACTTGTCCCGCAGAACTGGCTGGAGACGCTTCGCTACCGTCTGGTCACTCGCTCGGGCAAGCTGATCGTCACCTTTACGCCGGTGCAAGGGTACACCCAGGTCGTGAAGGAGTACATCAATAGTGCCAAGGTGACGGCTACCCGCAAATCTCCACTCTTACCCAACAACAACGTCCTTACCGTCCCCAAAGGCGAGATGCCCTACCAAGCCGAGAACCTGTATGGCCGGCACGCTTGTATCTGGTATCATACGGAACTTAACCCGTACAACAACTGGGAACGGATGAAGCAGGAGCTTTCGGGGCGCTCCAGCCACGACATTAAGATCCGCGCTTACGGTTGGGCAGATCAGACGGCTGGCTCCGAATTTCCCATGTTTGGTGACCATAACCTGTGGAAAGGTGACGCGGAGGAGGTCATACCAGAGGGTAGCAACTATATGGCGGTCGATCCGGCTGGGGCGCGAAACTGGTTCATGCTCTGGGCCAGAGTAGACAAGCACGGTATACTGTGGGTTTATCGGGAATGGCCCGACCAAAGCTACGGGGAATGGGCGCTGCCTAGCGACAAGCCCGACGGTCGAGCTGGGCCGGCACAGAAGGCTGGTGCAGGTAGGGGCGTGAACGAGTATACGGACTTGATCTGGAGCCTGGAGACTGCTGGGGACAAGCGTGAGATGATCGTGGACCGTTGGATTGACCCGAGGACCGCCGGCACCGAGACGATCACTAAGGACGGCGGTGTCACCGTACTTGACCTACTTGGTCAGACTGACAATCCGTTGATATTTACACCCGCGGCGGGTCTGCCAATTGAGGAGCGGGTGCTATTAATCAATGATCTTTTGTCGTGGGATAGAGAAAAACCAATGGTAAAAGGTGAAAACCACCCAAAACTGATGGTACACGAGTCTTGCCAGAACTTGATTTATAGTTTAAAGGAATGGACTGGACAAGATGGGCAAAAAGGTGCTAGTAAAGATCCTATCGACGCTTTAGGGTATATGGTTGTGATGCAGCCGCAATACTTTGGCGGCTTGGATTGGGAAAAGCAATCTAAACGAATGTCTATGACCGGAAGTTATTAAATATGATATCGCCAGTTGATCCTTTAGCTATTGCTTCTGATACGCCTGACATTGGCGAGCTATTGAGCGAGTACAACCGCTCGATGATTAACTCGTCACAGGGCAACTTGGTGACTAAGTTTGATAACATCCGTTTTGCTCGTTGGGCGGGACAGACTGACGACGGCAAAAAGCACAGTACGGCGCGACCCGAGGGCAGCCCGGCATGGCCGTTTGAAGGGGCGAGCGATGTTCGCAACCGTCTCATCGACTCGTCCTGCAACGAACTCTCCGCACTGTTGGTCACAGCCTTTCAACGTGCAACCATTAGAGCATCCGGGGTCACACTCGATGATGCACCGATCAGCGGCATTGCTACGAACCTCTTGCACTGGATTCGTGACGCAAAAATGCCCCAAGAATTGCGTAAAGAAGCTGAACTTGGCGCCCAGTACGCTTTGCAGTACGGTTGGTCTGCATTCTTTGTAGGCTGGCAGCAGAACATCAGCAAGCGCACACAAGAGATTACCGCTGAAGAACTCTTTCAGATGGCCGCGCAGGCGCAGGGCTCTGTGCTTGCGGAACTGCCGCAGATGATCCTCGATGCGCCCGACCAGGCTGCTGCGATCATTCAAGCGGCGATCCCTGACCTTGATGCGGACAACGCCAAGCGCATGGTCAATGAGATGGCCACAACTGGCCGTGCAACGTATGACCAGGAGTACGTCAGCCGGAATCTTCCCGAGATCGTTGCGCTTAAGCCTTGGGACGAGATCATCGTTCCACCAGAGACGGCTGACTTGCAGCGATCACGGGTCATTTACCGTAGGACATGGATGTCCGAGGTTGAGTTGCGTGAAAAAATCACTACGGAAGGTTGGGACCCGGACTGGGTCGAGCGTGCATTGCAACAGATCGGCAAGAGCAGCACGTTCTACAACATCAACCTGCTGCCGACAACGACCATGTTGGTTTACAACGGCGTAAACTACATGAACATGGTGGAGGTTGTGTATGCTTATACCAAGAGTCTCGACGGAAAAGCGCCCGCGATTTACTACACCGTTTTTTGTCCGCAAGCCGCGTCTAATCGAAAAGAAGATGCAGCCTCGTGGGCCATCCATCAGCGACTTGATTACGCTCATGGCGAATACCCGTTTGTGGAATTCCGTCGTGAACAGTTGCGCCGCGCTATTACTGATACTCGTGGTATACCCGAACTTGCGAGCACGGATCAAGATGAGATCAAGGCCCAGCACGATTCCATTCGGGATCATACTGCCTTCTCGACTCTACCTCCCATCAAAGTCGTCAAACGGATTGGTGCCATCAACAAGGTGGGGCCAGGAGTACAGCTCCCTGTCGTAAGTCCGACCGACTACAGCTTCATGGAGCCGCCGGCACGCGAGCCCACGGTGGCGTTCAAGCTCATCGAGCGTGTCGAGGCCAACCACGCCGCTTACTTTGGCACGGTCAACGCCTTGGTGCCACCCGTAAAGACGCAGATGCTCCAGCAGTTGCTGGTCAATAGCTGGCTGCTCAGCTGGCGCAACATCTACCGGCAGATGTTCTCGCTGTGCTGCCAGTACATGAGCCCCGAGGAGATCATGCGTGTCACTGGCGGGCAACTGCCGCAGAGTATGTCCGAGATACACAACGAATTCGACCTTAACGTCCGATTTGACGTGATGGATATGGACAAGGAGTACATCGCTCAGAAGATCGACTTCCTCACGAAGGTTGCTCAGTTGGACACTGGTGGAGTGCTTAACAGAACACGGCTGACCGAGATGATGATTCAAGCTATCGCGCCTGAGATGGCAAGTGAGCTTATCCTCAACCAGCAGCAGGCCAGTGTGCAGATGTTCAAGGACGTGCAGAGTGACATCGGCAACATGCTGCTCGGCAACGAGGCGTTGTACCAGCAGAACGATCCTGCCGCACAGACCAAGCTGCAATACGCGCAGCAGGTGATGCAGGCCAACCCGAAAGCGCAGGCTGCGCTTCAGCAGGACGAGAACTTCCGGGCGCTCTTTGAGAACTACGTTAAGAGCCTTCAGATGTCTGTTATGCAACAGCAAAACGCGCAGATTGGCCGGATTGGTGTAACTCCTGTATCTCAACAATGACGGAAAATCAAAAGGACGCCTTTGGCTTTTCAGGGAAGAACATTGTCTGGAGCGAAGTGCTAAAAGTTATTGAGCAGTTGCAAGAGCAACATTGGATGCTTGCTATAAGTAAAGACTGCAAAGGAGAAGATAGGATACATGCAGCAGGGCAGGCTGACGGGATTAATCTACTTTTGAGCACACTTATTGAATTAAGAAAACAAGCTAGAGAATTAAACGGCTTGACAACAAACGAAGATTTGGCATAACGCTAAAAGCGGGCTAACCAGCGTTACTGGTTTGATTAAATAAGGACTTG